CAGAGGCAGTTAGCCTTATGAAAGATTTGCAGCTAGGCCCGGCATATCAGGAGTTAGCAAAAGCTGGTAGTGACATAACTCTGGGAATGGAAACACAGGCTTTAGAAAGACTTACAAAGTCTGCAACGATGGCCTCTGGTGCAATAGGTAGCGCACAAACACCCGCCGATCTTGAAAAAATAAAATCTATAATCAACAAAATTTCTACACAGGTTAATCGTACTGGAAAATCTCGGGGGCCTTTTGGAGGCATAAGAAACCTTGATGAAATCAACGCTTTGTTATTTATGTTGACAGACATGAGAGCGCAGATTGAAGAAAAAGAAAGCCAGATATTAGCGGTCAAAGAGGCAAGCAGCGATGTTACAGAAAAAATTACAGAAGGAGAAAAAGAAAGAAAATCAATAATGGAACAAATTTTTGCGGAGAATAACAAACAGTACAGCCAAGTTGCAGAACTTACAAAACTTTATACCGACATGTCAATGTCAATACGCACGGGTTTGGTTGACGCGATAGAGGGCGCGATTAATGGTACAAGAACGCTTGGAGAGGTCGCCTCAGCGGTCTTTAGCCAGATTCAGAGGTCTTTGATTCAATATGGTGTTAACGCGTTCCTCGGAAGCTTGGGAGGAGGTCTTGGTAGTTTCTTTGGTTTAAGTGGTGGGCGTTCTGTTGGTGGGGGCGTTCTGAAAGGGTCGAGTTACATGGTAGGAGAAAGAGGCCCAGAGATATTTACACCTTCATCAAGTGGGCGTATTTCTACTGGTGGTGCTACAAATGTAGTAGTTAATGTTGATGCCTCGGGTTCAGCCGTTCAAGGCGATGAGGACAGGGGCAAACAATTAGGCCACGTTTTAAGTGCTGCAATACAAGCAGAACTTGTTAACCAAAAACGCCCCGGAGGTTTACTTGCATAATGGCTACTTTTCCCTCGATCACACCACAATACGGAATCTCAAAACGAAGCGCCCCGGCAACTCGTACAATACGTTTCGGCGATGGCTACGAACACAGGATATTATTTGGACTAGCAAGTCATCAGAACCCAAAAATTTATTCTTTAAGGTTTGAAGTTTCTGAAACAGATGCAGATGTAATTGAGGCATTTTTAGATAGCAGGGCAAATGATTCAGCTAGTTTTACATTCACCCCACCGGGGGAAGGTTTTACAAAAACAGGCACATATTCACAATCGGGTACAACTGTCACAATAACTATTACCAATCATGGCATACCAATAGGAGAAGAGGTAACGATTGATTATACATCTGGTTCCGCAACTGATGGAACATTTGTTGTTGCAACTGCTGCTGATGCAAATACCTTTACTGTAGTGGCTGCATCTAGCGCTACAAATAGTGGGAATGTATCTGTAACTGTTTCTGGCGCTGGTCAATTTGTTTGTGAAAGCTGGACAAAAACAATACCATATTTGAATAGAGCAACAATCAATGCTACTTTCCGGGAGGTGTTTGAGCCGTGAGTACAGCAGCTATTGTTAGCGATCTACAAAATATCAACCCAAGTTCAATAATCGAACTTTTCACATTAACAACTACAGCAGCACTACATGGTTCAGCCTCAACATATCGTTTCCACGCTGGTAGTAGTTTAAATTCAAACGGCGAAATCGTATGGGCCGGAAATACTTATTTGAGATTTCCTGTTGAGGCAACTGGTTTTAAATACCAAAAAGGTCAATTACCCCGACCAACTCTAACTGTAAGTAATGCTCTTGGTACTATCACTTCAATACTTTTAACCGTTAATGAAACTACAACTGGTAATGACCTGACCGGGGCAACCGTTACTAGAATCAGGACCCTTGCAAAATTTTTAGACGCTGTGAACTTTGCCGGGGGCGTAAATCCATACGGTACACCTGATTCAACAGCAGAGTTTCCACAAGAAATTTATTTGATTGATAGGAAATCTCAGGAAAACAGAGAGATTGTTACTTTCGAGTTAGCAACGCCCTCAGATATGGCGGGAGTACGCGCACCAAAAAGACAATGTACTAGAAAAGAGTTTCCTTCAATCGGATTAATTACAGTATGACTTGGAAAGATCAGGCACTTGCTCATGCAAAAGAACAAGACCCGAAAGAATCCGTAGGACTTTTGTTAAATATCAAAGGCAAAGAAACATATTTTCCTTGTAGAAATCTTGCTTTGACTTCACATCAATGTTTTATTTTAGACCCAGAGGATTATGTAAAGGCTGATGAGGCGGGACAAATAACTGGGATAATTCATAGCCACCCAACTACACCCGCAGCAGCTTCAGAGGCAGATAAAATAAGTTGTGAGAACAGCGGTTTACCTTGGTACATTGTTAACCCGAAGACAGAAACATGGGGTTTTTATAAACCTAGTGGATACAAAGCGCCGATTATTGGTAGACCTTGGGTCTGGGGCGTGACAGATTGCTGGTCACTTGTAAGAGATTGGTACAAAGACGAATTAGATATTCATTTAAGAGATTGGGAAAGACCTTTAACACCCGAGGATTTTTTAAGAAATCCTATGTTTGAAAGTTGCGCTTGGAGAACTGGTTTTCGGGAACTTAGGCAAGAAGAAAAATTACAGAGAGGCGACCTACTTTTTATGTCTATCGGTGCAAATGGTTTGAATCATGTGGCAATTTTTTTAGGAGATATGGTTTTACATCACTTAGCAGATAGACTATCTTGTAAAGAACCCTACAACCCATGGTTGTTAAAATGTACCGGCAAGAGGTTACGTTATGCGAAAAGTTAAATTATACGGAGACTTAGCAGAGTTTGTAGGACACAAAGAGTTTGACGTTGAAGTATCAACAACTGCACAGGCCGTATCCTTTCTAGTTAATAATTTTCCGCAAGTTGAAGCGCACATGGCCAATAGATATTACAAAGTTTTGGTTGATAAAGAAACTGTAGTAGCCGAGGAACTTCATTATCCAATAGGCCAATCTGATATAAAGTTTGTACCTGTCGTTACTGGTGCTGGTGGTAATTTTGGAAAGGTTTTGTTAGGTGCTGCGCTGATAGGTTTTAGTTTAATGATGCCCGGCGGTGGTTTATTTGGAAATACGGCCTTCGGTATTTTTGGTGGTCCGATTGCCAACGCTGGTTTATACGCTGGTATAGGTACTGCTGCAAGTGCTATTGGTGCTTCTTTGGTGCTAAGTGGTGTAAGTGGTATGTTATTTCCTGTACCAAAAATGCCTGAGTTTAGTTCTGAGCAAGACCCGCGAATATCTTTTAGTTTTAGCGGGACGCAGCAAACTAGCAGGGCGGGTACACCTGTCCCCATTGTATATGGGGAGATTTTCACCGGGTCTGTTGTAATTTCTGGTGGCGTTGATACGGAGCAAGTACAAGTATGACCGATAAAAGAAAAATTATACGCGGTGCTGGTGGAGGAGGTTCCCCACCACCCCCAAGACAACCGACAAGAACACCAGATACACTGCACAGCAAGCAGTTTGCTACTTTTTTAGACCTAGTTTCTGAAGGAGAAATAGAGGGTTCAGCGAGTGCATCGAAAGAAGGAATTACAGACCGAACATCAACGGCATATACAAATGCCTATCTAAAAGACGTTTTTCTTAACGATACACCCATTTTAAAAGCAACAGCTAGTTCAAGTAGTCCAGCAACAACAGATTTTAACTTTCAAGATGTAACTTTTTCATCGCGTTTTGGTACTGCAGATCAAACAAAAATTGATGGTATTGAAAGTTCTTCTTCTATAACCCCTGTTGGTGTGACGGTCACTGCTGCAACACCAGTGACTAGACAAATCACAAATACAAATGTTGACCGGGTAAAGGTCACAATATCATTTCCGCAGATACAAAAAGCAACAAGCGATGGCGATTTGCTTGGTTCTACCGTGCAGTTTAAGATTAGTGTTCAATACAATAGTGGTGGTTTTACTGATGTTCATACCGATACCGTTACAGGAAGAACAGCAGATACATATCAAAAAGATTTTTCAGTTGCCCTTACTGGTAGTTTTCCAGTTGATATAAGGGTTTCAAGGATTACTGCGGATAGTACAGATACTTCTTTGATCGACTCTTTTCAATGGACAAGTTTTGCAGAAATTATTGATGATGCAAGTACATACGCAAATTCTGCATACAATTCTATACGACTTGATTCACAACAATTCAGTTCAATACCAAGGCGAAAATATCGCATAAGAGGAATCAAGGTAAGGATTCCGGGTGCTGGCGCTTCTGGCTCTGGTACGCCGTCAGTAGATACCGCTACCGGGAGAATAATTTATCCAGATGGCTACATTTTCAACGGCGTTATGGGTGCTGCTGTTTGGACTTCATGCCCCGCTATGGTGTTACTCGATTTGTTAACAGATACACGTTATGGTTTTGGAGATCATGTTTCAGACAGTACTTTAGATTTATTTTCTTTCGTAACTGCCTCTAAATATGCAAATACCCTAGTAGATGATGGATTTGGAGGACAGGAAGCAAGATTTTCATGCAACGTAAATATTCAAACTGCTAGTGAGGCTTTCGATCTTATAAATGAACTTGCTGGTGTTATGCGTTGTATGCCGATCTGGTCAGCGGGTACGATTACGATTACTCAGGATTCTCCAAAAGATGCAAGTTATTTGTTCAATCTAAGTAATGTAACTGACGATGGTTTTAGTTATTCTGGAAGTAGTTTAAAACAAAGACATAGCGTTGTTTCTGTCTCATATTTCAATATGGACAGCCAAGAGATTGATTACGAGGTAGTCGAGGACGCAACAGCTATAACAAAAC